ATCAGAATAAGCACCTTTAATTAATTCTTCTATTTTATTAACAATATAGACATAAAATAATTCAAATAATTCACGGATATCATTATCGTCTCTTATATTTTTTTCCACATTAATATAATTGTTACTATGAAGTAACAATGATGATAACAATAGTACAACTTCGGGTGCGTTTTTAGATTCAAATGTTTTATTTATTTTTGAATTTAACTCTATTTTTTTTCCTACATAATTGTCAATTGTTGACATAAATATATTGTCGCGTAATAATGTTTCGAAAATAAAAAGTGAATTATTGTAATTCATTGTATAATATTATATATAATGAAATATAATGTTATGATAATTATTCTGCATTTTCTTTATTTTTTTCATACTCCCTTGCTGCATCATCCATAAAAGTTCTTATTTCTTTATATATTTGCTGATTCTTCGAAAGATTATTTGTTTGTAAATTAGTATTAATAGGTTTTCCATCAGTTAAATATTCTCTTATTACGTCCATAACATTATTCTTATGTTGCTCTAATTTTTGTTCGGCGACAATCTTATCATAATCGGTTTGACGCATAATCATTTCAATCCTTTCATCGGTATCCATTTTTATATATAAAATAAAGTATTTTCTAAATCATATTAAACGAACTTTCTATTTTATATTAATTGGAATAGTTAACCATGAGTGATTTTGATTTGTCTCATTTGCTTGATAATATTAAAACTGGTATTTTTTCTGTCCTTGAAAAAGAGTTGAATCCCTTTTTTGAAATTATGAAAACAAACAATGCAAATATTAAAGCGATTGAATGTATTTTAAAACAAATGCCCGAATTTAAACAATTAGAAAAAGAAAACAAAGAATTAAAAGAGATCTTGGCAGAAAAACAAGATAAAATCCCCGATTTAATTAAATTAAATATTGTTGAAACTTCTGTTCGGGCAGAAGTAATTAATGAAAGTGAAATGTATAAAAATGCGAATTTAACGGGTAAGCTGGTTAATAAACAATTAGTTGATGTGGTAGAAGAAGAAGCAGAGGAGGAAGCAGAAGCAAGCGAAGCAGAGGAGGAAGCAAGCGAAGCAGAAGCAGAGGAGGAGGCAAGCGAAGCAGAGGAGGAGGCAAGCGAAGCAGAGGAGGAAGCAGAAGCAGAGGAGGAAGCAAGCGAAGCAGAGGAGGAGGCAAGCGAAGCAGAGGAGGAAGCAGAAGCAGAAGCAGAGGAGGAGGCAAGCGAAGCAGATGAGGAGGCAAGCGAAGCAGAGGAAGCAGAGGAGGAAGAAGCAAGCGAAGCAGAAGAAGAAGAAGAAGCAGAGGAGGAAGCAGAGGAGGAAGAAGCAAGCGAAGCAGATGAGGAGGCAAGCGAAGCAGCTGAGGAGGAAGCAGAGGAGGAAGCAGAGGAGGAAGAAGAAGAAGAAGAAGCAAGCGAAGCAGCAGAGGAGGAAGTAGAGGAGGAAGAAGAAGTATCTCTTGTAGAAATTAAAGGGCACGGAAATTTTTATACTACAAATCAAGTAAATGGCGATATTTATAAAATTGACGCCGATGAAGAAGTTGGCGAACAAGTTGGTAAATTTGTAAGTTCGATTCCAGTATTCTTCTAACCTATTAAATATATTAAGTATAATAAATAAATATATTTAACAAATGATATAAAAAAATTGATATATATTATATCATATATGGATTATTCCATACCAACATCGACTATGGAACCATCAAACTCTAGTTCTACCGATTACAAATTATATGATAAATGGACATTATGGGCACATCTACCTCATGATACAAATTGGACATTTGAAAGCTACACCCGTATATTAACATTTAATTCAGTTCATGCTATTATAATGTTACTTGAAACAATTCCATCTGAAATGATTACAAACTGCATGCTTTTTATTATGCGCGATGGAATTAAACCCATGTGGGAAGACCCAAAAAACCGCACGGGTGGTTGTTTTTCTTATAAAATCAATAATAAGATAGTCGGTTCAATTTGGAAAAATTTATCATATAGTTTAGTAGGAGAGAGTTTGACAGAAAATTCTAATGTCCGTTCCAGTATTAACGGTATTACTATTTCACCAAAAAAGAATTTCTGTATTGTAAAAATATGGTTAGCAAATTGTAATTATCAAAATCCAGATGTTATTACGAACGGTTTAGGTATTTCGTCTCAAGGCTGTCTATTTAAAACACATATTTCAGAATAAAACACATAATTCGGTAATAAAATACAACAACATTAATTATAAATATTAATTATAACATATTAATTATAACATATTAATTATATAATAAAAATAGTTTAAAAATTATGTTATAATTATGATATAAATATTGTTATGAATTTGTTGATAAATTTAAGAATAGGATTAATGACAATTTGTGTTCTATTAAATTTGGTGCAATACCATTTGTTTTATAATGGAATAAGCAAGTTATTTTATAATGGGTTGATAAATATAAATAATTTTCTTTTGAATACGCCGGTAAAAATACATGGGAATCCTGAGAATTTAAAAAAAAACAAGTTATTAATTATGATGAATCATTATGACGGGATTCTTGACTGGCATGTTATGAATAAAATATATTATAAAAATAATACTACTAATATGTTACATACAATTGTAAAATCAGATATTGTGGGAGATCCCGAAGATCGAAATTTTTTGTCAAAGAGTATGTCTTATTTAAAAAATGCATTCATAAATTCGGCATATTTTATACCTTATACTCGTGGCAATAAAGAAGATGGCGGCGTAGTTAAAAATAAAATTGTAAACAGTTTACACAATGACAAAAATATTCTTATTTATCCAGAAGGAACTACTAGGCGAAATGGTATTCCCAAAGATTTTAAATATGGTATTTTTCAATTAGCAATAGATAATAAATTGGATATTTTACCAATAACAATAAAATTTAATAAAGATATTGGTGTTGAAAAAGAGGATCCTTTAAATTTCAAAGTTTTATTTGATAATACAGCCGATGTATATATTCATGATATATTGACAAGCGAAACTGACGAATTTTATAAAAATAATGATCATGTTGGTTTAAAAGATAAAACATTAAAAATAATTTCTGGTCCTTACAGTGAAAACAATTAACCTTTATATTAGAGTTATTATTTGCTTCTTTCTGTTGGCAGACCATAGTCAAGCCATCCGGCAACTGGCACACCTTGGACTGGCGATAAACCATAACCATATTTTATTGATATAACGGTATACCCTAACATTTTCAATAAGGTTAATACTTGACTACTTGTGTGTCCTACATAACAAATTAAAAAAATTGGTTTACCTTTAGGCAATTTTTTTAAGTTTTTTTCATCTAATATGTTTAACCAAAATATATTTTTTGATCCTTTAATATGCATTTTTTTATATTCTTTTTCGGATCGCAAATCAATTAAATAATATTCCTTCTTTTTTAAAAAATAGTTATTATAAAAATCGATAGGTGTTATATAATTCCAGTCATCTTTTATGCTATGTAAATAATCTCGCAAAGTAGAAATATTCATTCTTTTATAAAATATGTTGACATATTATTTATTTTTTATATGTTATAAAATAAATAATACAATGTACAAATATATTTCTATACCTGATATCTACAGATGATATATTAAAACGACGGCAAACTAGCCAAGGCCAATTTAATAACACCTAAACTGGCTACATTATATTTCACAATTAAAGGCAAATCATTCTCCAAATACATTTCAATTTGATTACACAAATTCGTGCATTTAATAAAATAACTTAAATTCTTTAAGGAAAATTCCCCTTGAATAATTTTACTCACATCTTGTTTTTGAATAAATTCCATATTACCGTCAGATTCAGCGCGACGAATTTCGGCGTGGGCAAATCCACCAGTACATTTAAAAATAAGTTCAGCGCCATCAACCGTGGCAATTGATTTAATTTCAATCTTGTCGGAAATGCACGATAAATCGCGAATAATTTTTTGAAAATCAGCAGAAGGCAAATTAATCACTGACGAAAATTTAACATCGGGAACATCCAATTCTTCATTATCGGGTTCAATTAAACGGAGTTTTTGAATTTTATGTTGTTTAATCTCTCCATTTTCAAATTTCAATCCGAGAAATTGGACGATACCGTCCATGTAATCTGCTTCCTCAATGTAAATCGTTAATGTATCGTCATTGTCAATTGTATTAATTAATTTGAACAAATGAAACATATTAACGCCAATAATAATTTTATCCAGTTTACATTCATATAGTTCGAAATTCTGTGCTTCTAAAGAGAGATGAGCTAAAATGGTATGCGATTTATCCATATTTATGATCTTAATACCTTCCTTTGTAAATGTAATATTAGTTTCAAGTAGAATATCCTTTAGGGCAGTCATAAGAGTCCGGAAAGGAGCAATTTGAACTGTCTGGATTGTCAATATATTTTTGTTAGTCATTGATTATAAATATGATTAAGGGAAAATCTTTAAATGCTGTGCGTATTAAATTAATTTTGAATATGACATTTTAGAACCAAAATTATATATTAGAATTTTTGAACCTCTTAATTTCAAAAGAAATGATTATATAAAGATATATCTATATAGTTATTATTGCTCTATTATGGATAAGGAGAATGATAAATTTCAGAAAGATAATATGCATAATAATTTAAATGCAATGATTGAAAAATATAAAACAAATGAATATGTTTTTGGGAGATTAATTAATTACATGGAAAATTTATTGCCGGTAGCTTTAGAAAACGCAGCGGAAACACATAAACAACGCGAAGAACGCCGAATGCAATTAAGTGAAAACCGCGATGAATTTACAGCAAGATTCTTACAAAAAAACAAATACTTTTATAGTTCCCAAACCGAGCTTTTCTTACATTATGATGGATTACATTTTGTAGTGCATAGCGAAGATGATATACAGCATCAAATATTAAGCACTATTACGAATGAGAATTGTCTGCGTGAATGGAAACATAAAATTAATAAAAATATTATAAAACGCATCAAGGAACGTTCTCCATTGAAAGCAATACCCGAATCGGCTACAATACAATTTGTTATAAATTTGCTTTGTCCTTCTATTTTTCCTACCCGAAATCACGCAAAATATTTCTTAACAATTATTGGCGAATCTATGTCGACATTTACGAGTACTCCATTAACCGAGCCAACTGAATTAACCACTACAACAAACACAATTTATATTTTAAATCCAGTCCTTAAAGAAATAATAAGAGAGATTGGAAATCAGTGTTATACTTATTTAGGGTATCCAAATATAGTTTCAAATATTAAATTCAAATATCATGATCATAATTATACCGATTGTCGTTTATTGGTCATTGATAAAATATATAGTGCTTATGGTAGAAAAAAAATATCCACCCCCGCACTATTACATAAGCATATGCTGGATTTTTTGTGTGTAGCGGCGCATTATGCAACACGGTACGGGACCGCCGATCAATTTTTGGTTAATTGCAATGAAACACGATTAGTAGATCATTCATTGTTTTTGACCAAAAATACATCAGAAGATATAGTAGATAACTTTATTGATAAAACACTAACGCATTGTGTTTCGTCGTCAATTGATATTAAAAAAATGATTTTTTTATGGAAAAAATATTTGGATGATCTCTCTATACCAAATATTATATTCTATGAAACATTAAAACCTATTTTGAAAAGTAAACTGAAATATGATAATAAAACTGATTGTTTTTTGGGTATAACCAGTATACATTTGCCCGTAGTGTCACAGTTTATTAAATTTTGGGAAACAACAATTACAGTTATTGATTCTTATTCTGATAATCAAAATAACCATGAAAATGGGGATGAAAATGAAGCAGCAACATACCCCGATTCAGATCTAGAATCAGAATTAGAAATTGAAGAAATTTGTTCTCTCTTTAAACAGTGGACAACTTTAAACAAAACCGTAAACATAAATGATGTCTTTATCTTGGATCTTATTCAACATTTTTACCCTGATGTAGTAATTGAAGACAGTAAATATATGTTAAATGTCAAATGTAATTTATGGGATAAACGGGCGGATGTTTTTAATGCATTTACTTTCTTTAAACTACAAAATACAAATAATGATTTTTTATATGATGACGTATATTCGTTTTATTGTTTACAAAATAAAAATAAAACTAACTTAGAAGCTTCGCCGAGTAAATTATTGGTAAGTAAACGATATTTCGATAATATTATTTCCGAACTTACTTCCGATGGTAAATAAATAAAATAAAATAAAATAAAATAAAATAAAAAATTATATATTGTTTTTTATT